TCCCCCAGACCCGCAAGAGGGTCATATTCATTGGCATCCGAAACGACCTCAACCGCGAGCCCGTATTCCCCAAGCCTCGTCCCTATCAGTACACCCTGGCCGATGTCCTGCCAGTAGCTGGGATCATCGAGCCCGAATCGAACATGGAGCGGTTCGCCGTCGGGAAGGAATGGCACCGGCTTCTACCCGGTAGGAAATCAAACAAATATTTCCAGCTCGTACGGCCCGCCCTCACTGCGCCATGCCCGACGATCACCGCGACCGCAAGCAACACGGGCGCGGCCAGCGTCTGCTACCCTACAGAGTGCCGCAAATTCTCAGTCGCGGAAACCAAGGCCCTGTGTTCCTTCCCCGCGGACTTTATCCTGACCGGAAATTACGCACAGCAAATCGAGCGCCTCGGCCGGGCCGTACCGCCGCTGATGATGGCGCATATCGCCGAGGCGGTTAAGGCGGTGTTGAAATGACCGTCGACCACACTCAGCCTACCGGGAAATGGGCCTTCAATAGCGAAGTGACCGCGTGCTTTGACGACATGCTTTCGCGATCTATCCCGGAATACGCCGCCATGAGAAAGGTCGTCTTTGACGTCGGGTCTACTTTCGTCAAGCCCGACACGTTCATCACCGACCTAGGCTGCTCCCGCGGGGAAGCGCTCGCTCCATTTGTCGATCGCTTTGGGAGTCATAATAGATTCTGCGGCACAGATGTAAGTGAGCCGATGCTTACCGCATCGCGGGAGCGATTCGCCGGGTGGATAAAAATCGGGGCGATGAGTATCGACCACTGCGACCTACGGACCTCGTACCCTGCGGTACGATCTAGTCTGACCCTCGCAGTACTAACGCTCCAGTTTACTCCGATCGAATACCGCCAACGAATTATCAAGGATATATATAAACATACGATCGAAGGCGGGGCCTTGATCTTAGTCGAGAAAGTGTTGGGGCATGATGCCGAAACCGACGGTCTGCTCGTAAAACAATATCACGCCCTCAAGAGAGACCACGGATACTCTCAGGACGACATCGACAGGAAGAGACTGGCCTTGGAAGGCGTGCTAGTGCCGGTAACGGCCGCATGGAATCAAGAAATGCTGAACGCCGCGGGGTTCTCCGCCGTCGAGTGTATCTGGCGCCATCTGAATTTCGCCGCTTGGGTCGCGATTAAGTAGGGGAAGAACATCGGGGCTAGGGGACCACAACCGAAACCGACCGCTATCAAAAAGCTGGAAGGCACCTTCCGGCCCGACCGGGCTGCGCCTAATGAACCGCAGCCTAAGGGCAAGCCAAAGCCGAAACTCTTGAACGCCGAGGCGCGCCGCGAGTTCCGACGGCTGACGAAAGAGCTGACCGAGATGAAACTCGTGGGGGCGGTCGATTCCAACGCGCTCGCTAGGTATGCCTCGACCTGGGTCCGGTGGCGAAAAATCTCCGCCATACTCGACCAAGCCGGCCCCGTCCGCGTGTTTCGGCATGCCGACGGAACCATCAAGGATGTCCAGCCCAACGCGCTCGTCTCCGTTGAGCGCGGCCTGTCCGAGCAGCTTACCAAATTAGAAGCCGCCTTCGGGATGAACCCCGCCGCGCGGTCACGGATTAACGTCGCCCCGCCCGCGGAATCCGATGAACTCGCCGACTTCATTCGACGGGGGCGGCAATGATCGAAACGGAAACGTGGACCAGGACGAATGCGGACCGCCACGCGGTGGCCGCGGGTTGCTATTTCGACCTCGCCGCCGCCGAGCGCGTCCGCACTTTTTTCGCGAAGTTCCTCCGCCACTCCACGGGCGAGTTTGAAGGCCAGCCCTTTACCCTGCTGCTGTGGGAATGGGACCGCGTAATAGCCCCGCTCTTCGGATGGAAAAACCAAGACGGCACCCGTCGTTTTCGCACGGCCTACATTTCCACCGGTAAGAAAAATGGAAAGTCCGGCCTCATCTCCGGCCTCACTCTATATCTCCTCCTGGGGGACGATGAGCCGGGGGCGGAGGTCTATAGCGCCGCCTGTGACCGCACTCAGGCGTCTATCATTTACCGGGGCAGCAAGGCAATGGTCGACGCTTCGCCGCTGCTGGGGTCCCGTCTGACCTGTATCGATAGCACCAAACGTATCGTCGGGCCTCGCAATAGTTTCTACCGTGCCCTGTCCGCCGACGCGAAACTGCAGGAAGGGATCAACGCCCATGCGGTCCTGTTCGATGAACTGCACGCCCAGCCTAATCGGAACCTTTGGGACACCCTGCGTTACGCGGGGGCCGCCCGTCGCCAGCCCCTCATGCTCGCAATCACTTCCGCAGGCGACGGCGGGCAGCCATCAATTTGTCGGGAAATTTATGACTACGCCAAACGCGTTGAGTCCGGCGAGGTCATCGACACCAGTTTCCTCTCGGTAATTTTCGAGGCCGACGCCGACGATCCGTGGGACTCGCCCGACACCTGGGCCAAGGCCAATCCCTCCCTCGGGGTAACGATAAAACTCGACGCGTTCCGTTCTGACTTTCAGGAAGCAAAGGAATCGCCGGCGAAGGAAAACGCCTTCCGGCGGTATCGGCTGAATCAATGGACCAGCATTGCCGAGGGGTGGCTGTCCCTGGACGCCTGGGATGCGTGCGCGGGTACCGTCGATGCCGAAGCGCTCCGCGGCCGCCCGTGTTACGCCGGGCTGGACCTCTCCGCCACCGACGATACGACTGCCCTGGTACTTGCATTCCCCAGTGACGATGGCCGCACGCTTCTCATTCCCTACTTCTACCTGCCAGGGGCGAACATTGCGAAGCTGGAAAAGAAACACCGAGTCCCCTACCGGGCCTGGGCAAAGGCCGGACACATAACCCTGACGGAGGGGCCGGTGGTGGACTATGTTCAAATACGCCGCGAACTCAACGAGTTGTCCAAAGCCTACGATATCAAGCAACTCGTCATTGACCGCAAATTCCAAGGGCAGCAGCTGGAATCGGACCTAATCTCGGATGGCTTTGACGTACTGCCCGCCGGTCAAGGCTGGATATCGCAAGACTTGCCGGCCAAGGAACTGGAAAAACTGGTCATCTCCGGCAAGCTCGCCCACGGCGGGCATCCGGTCCTCCGGTGGCATGCGGGCAACGCCGTCGTGGACGTGGACAAGGCCGGCAATTACTCCCTCAATAAGCTCAAATCCCGCTCGAAAATCGACGGAATTGCTGCCACCACGATGGCTCTCTTCGCAAAAATGCGGGCCAGCGGCGATCCAAGCAAGAAGCTGGCGGCACCTGGAATCATGTATATCTAAGGGGAACCATGCAGAATGCTACATCAGTTAGTGGTGGCGTTGCACCGGCGGTAATAACCGTGTGGAACGGCGGTTTGACGGACCCCGCCGCGGCAATCGTCAACGAGTACGGTGTGCTCTCCATCCCGGCGTTTTGGTCGGGGGTGCGATTCCTGTCCGAGACTTTGGGAAGCATGCCAAAGGCGGTCTATCAGCGACAAGAAAACAGCCGTAAGCCCATCTCCCACGCGCAGAACAAATTGCTATCGCGGAAGGCGAATCCCTACGCGATTCCGGCGGTAGTATTCGAGACGTGGCATTCGCACGCGATCATCCACGGTAATGGCTACATGTATGTAGAGCGCGACAAGAGGACCGGCCAGCCCGTCGGCTACCACAATCTGAATCCAGACGCTGTTATGCCCTTCAAATTCGACGGTCAGAAATGGTTTCAGGTTAAGGGCGGAACAATCACCAACGGAAAGCCGGATGACCTCTATCTCGCCGATCCCGACTGCCTTCACCTTCCAGGACTTGGGTTCGATGGCATGATAGGTTATCGGGTCGTATGGTTGATGTCCGAGTCCATCGAATTAGCGCGCAACAGCCAACGCTTTGCCAGTAAATATTTGAAAAAAGGCACGCAACTTCAGGGGAGCATTGAATGCCCCGCAACGGCAACGCAAGAACAAGTTGATGCAATTATTGACCGCCTGCGTCGGAACCATGGGGGTATTGATTCCGACTATACATTCTCGATTCTTACGGGCGGGGCAACGCTTAAAAATACGACGATCCCGCCCGAGGAAAGTCAGCTTCTCCAGTCGCGGCAGTTTTCCGTAATAGACATGTGTCGGATTCTGCGCGTGCCACCCCACATTGTTTATGAACTGGGAAAAGCAACGTGGTCGAATGTGGAATCGCTTGGCGTCGAAGTCATCAAATATTCGCTCGTTCCTTGGATTGAAAAGGCCCAGCAGGAATTGTCATCGAAAATCTTCACGGAGGCTGAGCAGGATCAAGGCCTGTTCGTCCGGTACGCCGTCGAATCATTGATGCGGGGGGAGCCCGCCGCGCAATCTGCCATGATTATGGCACAGGTCAATGGCGGGTTTATTACACTTAATGAGGGCAGGGCCATGCAGGACTTGAGCCCTCTACCCGACCCCGCCGCCAATACGATCCGCATCCCTGTGAATTTCCCCGTTGCCGCGCCGGCCGCCCCCGCACCGGCCCCAGCAACCGCACCGGCACCGGCAGAACCGGACACCAGCGGTGATGAGCAAGACTTCGCCGCCGCGCTGGCCCCTGTACTCGCCGACGCTGCCCGCCGCGTAGATCAGAAAACTGAAAAGGCATTCGCCTCCCGTACCGGCAAGCCCGCACAGGAGGTCATTGCGTGGGGGAATGTCTTCGCAACGGAGCAGGAGCGTTTTTGTTTGGATGCTTTGGCACCGGTCGCCTCCGCCTTCGCGGCCCTCACCGGCAAGGCGATCAATGCCGAGGCAATCGCCCGCCATTACGCCGACTCGGTTAAGTCCCGGGCCGCGGGCCGTGAATCAAAAACTTTATCCACCATTATCAATGATCATTTAGGAGATACGAAATGAGTGAACTCAAGAAACGCATCTTATTCACCGCCAAACCCGCCCTGAAAGTTACCCGCTTCACCGCGCCGGCAGCCCCCGATGCCGATGAAGGTGAGGAAAAAATCACGCTATCCGGGTACGCCATAATCTGGAACTCCCTTTCGGATGATCGCGGGGGCTTCCACGTCCGTTTCTTACCCGGCAGCGCCCAGTTTGCAACGCCGACTCTCGCCCTGTTCCACCACGATTACACCATTATTTTGGGCAATACCGCCAATGGCACCCTCCGCATCACCCCAGATGCAACCGGTGTGCGGGTTGAAATGGACCTCCCCGCCACTACCGCCGCGGCTGATGTCGCGGAACTGGTGGAAGACGCATATGTATCGGGCATGAGTTTTAGCATGCTCTGGGACGACGTACTGGTAACGACGGAAAAGACTGAGAATGGCGTGGATATCCTTGAAGTCTCAGCATTTACGTGCGATGAGGTGACGGTGACGGGCATTCCCAGCTTCGTGGATACATCCGTGGTAGTGAAGTCGGATGATGCACCGGCAGCGCCGGCTACCCTGTCCCGTGCCTCCATACGCGCCCCCGACCGCATCGCCCAGGCCTTGCAACTCGAAAAACTCGCCCTGGGCATGAAATTTTTGGACGTCTGATGCGAAAGCCCGGCAAGGGGCGGCTTAACATTAAATGAAGACGGGGCGGGGGCAGAGTTCTCCCTCCCCGGAACAATCAGCAAAGCACAATTTTACCGGGGATTCCCGGGGAGACTTTCAATGGCAATCGACGTCAAAGCCCTGCGCGAAGAATTTTCGACGATCCATACCGAGGCCAACTCGGTCCTGACCAAGGCCGCGGCGGAAAAGCGTGAGCTGACCGGCGAGGAAAAAGAAGCGAACACGAAGCGCTTCGCCCGCATGGACGCGATCCAGGCCCAGTGCCAGGACGCGAAGCGGCTCGCGGAATATTCCGTCATCAACGGCAGCGCCGAACTCCCCGCCACCCCGGCGGGCAAGCAGGAGTTCGATGCCGAGCGCGGCGGCCCCGTCACCTTCGACAAGACGGCCTTCCAGGGCGCGGTCAACCACTTCGCGCGCACCGGTGATGCCTCCCGCATCAGTAAGTTCACGATTA